GGGTAATACGATTACGATTCTTAATAATCTGCCAGCAGTTTCAACTGACGATGCATTAATGTATGATTCGGTTAGTAATCTAGTAGGTTATAGAACTTTATCTGATGCTGCATTTTTAAATCCGACTTTACAAATTGTTACGGACGAAGGTGATTCTACCAGCACTAAGATTGTCACAAGTGGTGGTTTAGTTTTACGTGGACCTGGTACTCCAATTATATCGAATCCGAACGCATCTGATCCAGAACAATCTAATTTCTTACAGATGTTAGTAATTAATACTGATACAGATAGCGTTAAACGTGGCAACATCAGTAACATTACTAACGTTGTAGTTAATAAAGATCTTAATGATATTACAACATATGGTTCTAGTATTAGTCAAGACGGTATCGACTCTACAAGTATCGCAGTTAATTTCAAAGGGGATTTCTATCTCGGTGGACTCGGTGACTTAAACACGATTGATACTATTATAGGTATCGATACTACTACTGGACAACTATATCAAAGATCTGTGTCAAGTATTGCGGGTGAAGTCTCGTTACATGATGCGGTTAGTGTTGGTGACAAAACAAGTTTAGAAGCAGCATTTGGTGGAGTAAGACTTCGTTTAGGTGATGTGGCATTCGCAGATGGTCTTGGGTTTAGCGGAGACTATCCAGAGGTTCTTTCTGTTGTTGGTCCTACTGCGGGAAAACAGACCAAACTTACAACTGACATTGCTGTCATTTCAGACTCTGCAACTGTCGGTGGTAATTTTAACGTAGATGGTCTCACCACACTAGATTCGACCACGGTTAATGGAACACTCCAGGTGTTCCCCACTCCCACACCCGGTAACGCTGATATTAGTATTAATATAGACGGGAATAACGGTGTTTCGATAGGTGACCGAGACGGTATCAGTACTGGAGGAATGACCATCCGTGTTGATCAGATTTCCACAAACGGTTCAAACCTTCTTCTTAGAGGGGGTGGTAATCAACCTTCCCGACCAAAGATCTTACTGGGAAACAATGGTGATTTAGATATTGGAATGGGAAATAGTTTTCCTGGTAAAAATCTTAGATTATATAATGCCATTGATCAAATTCAATTTATTGGCGGTGCTCTGCCTGATGCTGCTGGTGCTGTTACAATTGCAACTATGGACTCTGCTAATTTCAATGTCAATGTCCTAACCACACTTGACTCAACTGCGATAGATGCTGGTGTTGGTGGTGATGGATTTTCCATACCGAACCTTGGCACTCAAATTACTAATACTGATGTTCTTACTATCAACGGTGATGTTGTAAGTAAAACGGCGTTCAGTGACCTGTATGATGTTCCAAGTCTGCAAGCAGTAACAGATATTGGGTCAACGACTACCAACGATATTGAGATTAGTGATAATTATCTATCAGTAATTAATACTAACGGTAGTTATGCTTTCCGCGCCAATTCCGGTGTCGATACATTCAAAGTAAATAACATATCTAATGTAATATCAAAGACTGGTATTATAGGAGATAGTGCGTCTGCCAGTGCATTACAGATTCATCGTCACGGGGAGAATACTTTAGGACCATATCTATTCTTGTCTAAAAACAGAGGGACAGGTTTACTTGACCCTATTATTGTTGCCAGCGGTGATACATTAGGTACCATCGCTTTTGGTGGAAATGATGGAACTGTAGCAGCAATACCAGGCGCAGAAATAAATGTAATAGCTGAGGGAACACCCGCCACAGGTGACATTGCGGCATCAATGAATTATTCGTCTGGTGTTAAAACTCAGACGATGTCGGTTGCTCTCGATTCAGTCAGAGTAGATGGACAGTTCAGTGCTTTTCATGATACTGTTGGTGCGGATGTCCAGATTAATACAACATCGCAAATACCTATTAGGACTCATAATAATAAAACTGCATCGTGGAATGCTGCTGGTTGGAAATCTGTCAATGAAACGAGGATGTTTTCTACAGATACACTTATTCACAGACATTTTATCAACACATTAGATGCTTCGGGTGGTGCCGGTGATACAGTAACATATAATTCACAGTTGTATGATATTAGCGGAACTATTCAATCATATTCTTTTCAAACCGAATCTACTTTTGGATTTGATATTGGTGGATTAAAAATGTCATTGAATGCAAGCAGAATGCAATTACAAACCGGTGTTCAACTACAAGATGCCGCAGGATCGAATCTAGTTATTTACGATTCTGCTGGCGTAGTCCTCTGGGGCAACGTATAAATAAACGAAAAGGGTAGTTAAATGGCGTTACCAAATTCTAGACAAACTTTGATCGATCACTGCCTACGTAGGTTGGGTGATCCTGTGATTGAAATTAATGTCGATGAGGATCAAGTACAGGACAAGGTCGATGACACTTTGCAAATGTATCAGGAATTTCATAGTGATGCAACGTACAGAACTTATCTGAAACATTTGATTACTCAGGAAGATAAAGATAATGGGTACATCCCAATATCTACTAATGTTCTTTATATCTCACAAATGTTTCCGATCAATCAAGTTGGAGGCACGTCATCTATCGGAATGTTTGATGTTAAATATCAAATGATGTTAAATAGTATGGGAGATTTTTTGAACTTTGGTGGTGGAATGTCATACTACTATCAGTTCGAACAGTATCTAAGTTTTTTGGATCAATTGCTTCAAGGCACTCCGCAAACTACTTGGTCACGGCACCAAGATCGTCTGTATATCTGGGGAGAATGGTCTAATAAAGATCTTCAAGTAGGTGACTATGTTGTTGCAGAAATATATTCCATAGTAGACCCTACTGTTCATACAAGCATTTTTAATGACATGTTTGTAAAAAATTACCTTACCGCTTCTATTAAACAACAATGGGGTATTAACATGTCTAAGTTTGAGGGCATGCAATTACCAGGTGGGGTTACTGTTAACGGTAGACAGATGTTTGAAGATGCTAATGCAGAATTAGAAAAACTAGAAGAGAAATTAAGAATCGAACAAGAGTTACCACCTGATTTTTTTGTAGGTTAACAAATGGCAACAAATAAATATTTTTCTCAGGGTGCCAGATCAGAGCAGCTCTTGTATGAAGACTTGATTGTCGAGTCTTTAAAAATGTATGGGCAAGATGTCTATTACATGCCAAGAGATTCTGTCAATACTGACACTATTTTCGGTGATGAAACTTCTGCTATTTTCGATGATGCTTACAAGATTGAGATGTACATCGAAAATGTAGAAGGGTTCGATGGCGAGGGCGACTTGTTCACAAAGTTCGGAGTAGAGATTCGTGACCAAGCAACCTTTGTAGTTGCTCGACGTAGATGGTTACAGCAAGTAGCACCATATGAGCATGTAGAAGACACTAAACAATTTTTCAGACCAAGAGAAGGAGATCTTATTTTCCTTCCGTTGTCTGGTTCTATATTCGAAATACAAAAGGTGTTTGACGAAACTCCTTTCTATCAATTAAAAAATCTTCCTGTGTTTAGACTTTCATGTGAACTGTTCGAATTCAGTGGTGAAAATTTTGAAACTAATATTGCAGAAATAGATAACGTAGAAATTTTCGGGCATCAACATCAAATGACATTTGGCGACGTTTTCACAACAGAGAATTTGAATCTTCCGGGTGCTTTTGAAGTCGGTGAAAGAGTTCGACAAGTTCAAGGTGAAGGTCTTACCGCTTACTATGTTTTCGGTGACGTTGTTGATTATGATGCTTCGGACCCAGATGCAATAGTGCTAAGTATAACTAACATGAGCACTTCAGATGGATTGTTTCATTCGTTTAGCACAGTAGCAAGTGTAATAGGTTTAGAAAGTAATGCAGTAGGTATTCCTGTTTCTGTTATTGAGAAAGAAATGAGTCAGAATCAAAATGATGTTTTCGAAGATGTTGCAGATGGCATTCTTGATTTTTCAGAATCTAATCCGTTTGGGAATCCATAATGTTAGGTAATTGGTTTTATCACGAGAGAATTCGCAAAGCAGTTGCGGTATTCGGATCATTGTTCAATAACATATATGTCGTTCGCCATAATAGTGCAGGTGATGTTATTAACGAGACTAAGGTTCCTTTATCTTACGCGCCCCGCCGTGATTTCATTGACAGAATTTCTGGCATGGAAATCGGTGAGCAACAAGAGCGACAGATTGCGATCAAACTCCCAAGGATGTCTTTTGAAATTTTAGCAATACAATATGATGCTGCGCGACAGTTATCTAAGGTAGGTAAAAGAACTATTGCGGGAACGTCCGACACCACAAAGGCACGAAGGATGTACAATCCTGTTCCTTATAATTTGCAATTTCAATTAAATGTATATGCTAGAAGTCAAGATGACGCGCTTCAAGTAGTCGAACAAATTATACCTTACTTTACTCCACAATATACTGTAACAGTAAAACCTCTTACCGGATACGATATCACAGAAGACACGCCTATTAAACTTGATGGTGTGGTAATGCAAGACGATTATGAAGGGGCAGTCGAAACGCGAAGAACTATTATATACACGCTCGATTTTGAAATGAAAATTAACATGTATAAAGTCGTCGAATCGGCATCATCTATTATCAGAACAGTCGAAACAAGTCTCTTGGATTTCGATACCGGTGTTTGCTTGCGTTCTGTAAAGTTGAAAGTAATGTAGTTTCAGGGGACAGTGCTGATCTACCATACATAGTAGAAGACGGTGGTGGGGTTGCGACCTCAACGCTTTTATTGAAGAACACTCTCAACGATATCGAAGGTTATGAAATTATAACACAACCCGATTTCGGTGTTGCCGCCGTAGATGAGAAGGGGGTTTGGACATATACCCCTAATCCAGATGCGTATGGTGCAGATAGTTTTGTGATAGGTGTTGATGTTGGACAGAATGTGGTAGAAAATATTACAATTCAAATAAACGATTCAGGACTTCCAGGAGTAGATGACACAGTAGACGATTCATTTACGCTGAATTACTCTGGTACTGAAACCTTGACAATGAATGTTGCAAGTAACGATTTGTTTGAAACCGTAGGCGATATCACCCATACGGTGCAGTCACAACCCGCACAGGGAACAGTTACTATTATCGACTCTCTTGCAGGGACTTTTTTATACACTCCACCAGCAGCACCCTTCGGCGGTACTGTTACGTGGCAGTATAGAGCAATACCGGATGGTGCAGAAAACTCAGCAGAAGTAGGTGAAGTTACGATCACGGTGAACGATACCTACGTTTCTCCGACAATCTTGTATCCGTTGAGCAATACCACAGTAGATCCTACTAACACCATTTGGAGAACTAATAATCCAACATATACTTGGTCTCCTAACGTTGGTATTTTAATGCCTGCTGGATCACCTATTACTGATATGGGTAGTATGTTCAGATCTAATGCAACGTTCAATGATCCTGATATTAGTTTGTGGGATGTGGGCGATGTTATTGAAATGGATAATATGTTCGAAAGTAATGACGTATTCAATCAAGACATTAGTTCTTGGGATGTTAGTAATGTTACTAATATGCAAGCAATGCTCCAAAATACTGACGCATTCGACAATGGTGGTGTTGCATTGGGTGGAAATTTTGCCAGTACAATGACTAGTGTTCTTAGAATGGATTATATGTTCAACAACAATGACAGCGGTATATTCAACCAAGACATTAATTCTTGGGACGTGAGTAGTGTTACTAATATGCGTAATATGTTCGGCAATGCAGTTGCGTTCAACCAAAATATTAGTTCTTGGAACACTGGTGCTGCTACGAATATGATTGATATGTTCAATGGATGAGCTGCATTCGATCA